TTTCTAAATATTCAACCCTTCCTGTTTTATATGCTTCTGGGTGAAAGGGCATCCACATTCCCACAGGTCCTACATATACGTCATGATTTGGATCGGATTCTCTCAACATCTTAGCCCTAGTTTCTGCTTCTGTTTGAGAAGGAAAGCCTCCACGTATCTTTATTCCACGCACACTAGTTTTAAAATGATTTAAAGCATTAAATGAATTTTCAAGATTAGTTTCATTTTTATCTAAAAAATTTTTATAATCATCTAATAAATTGGTTTTGCGCATTTCATCTTTTTCAGTAGTAATAAATGAATTCATATCTTGTGTTAAATCTTCAAAACTTAAACTATATTTATAACTAATAAAATTTAAAAAATGATTAAATTTTTCAAATGATTTTGATAGATCCCAATCTTTAATAAATTCATCCATATAGAACATCTCTTTTTGTTTTATAATTTGTTCTGGTGAAATAAATGAAATACAACAAAATGCTTGCCCCGCAATAGGTTTATCTTCATCTAATAAATCAATATACTTATCATTTTTAGATCCATCATTGTTTGTTGGATATGTAATATTTTTTGAATTTGACATAATAATTAATAAGTATATACATTATTTAAGTATTTATATTAATATAATATTATTTTCTAATTAATTAATATAATGGTTAATATTGGAGATTATTTAGATATTAATGAATTTGTTAAGAGAGTTATAAAATATTTGGTAGAGGGTTTAATGGTTGCGATTGTTGCATTTGCTATACCCAAGAAAAGTTTAGCATTAGATGAAGTTGCTTTAATTGCGTTATCGGCAGCAGCAACGTTTAGTATTTTAGATACATATTTACCTAGTATGGCTGTAAGTGCAAGAAATGGTGCAGGTATGGGAATAGGATTTAATTTAGTTAATTTCCCCCGTTAATAAATTATCTTAAACGGTAGATATAAATTCCCAATTTAATTCACGACATATTTTTTTCCATATTTCATCCTGTTCTATCATTTTTTCTCTATCCTTTAATAGTTGAAAATATGGTAAAAATTCATCTTCATTTAATAATTCGCATAATTTATAAACAGTATAATAATAATTTAAAAAATTAATCCTATCTTCAGGACAATGTTTAGCATATGGTCCTTGTATATCTGTAAATAAATTTGATAATAAACTTTCTAAGTCAGATGACATTATGGGTGGTTTAATACCTATTTTTTCATTAATATATGGTATATGTTCATAATATTTATTATATTCTAATTTTTTTAATATTTCTTTCATTTTTTTATTAGTTATATCTTTTATTGTAATTCTCTCTTTTTTAATTTGCTGTTTAATATTTTCTAATATACTATCATCTATTTTAGTAGTTTCTTTTGCTTGAAATTGTGATAATATTTCTCTAAAATGATTAATTCTTTTATATGCATAAAAGCATACTTCTTTTGGTGGTTCTTTATATGATGGTTTTTCATTTTCTACTAAATATTTAATTGTTTTTCCACATAATATATTTGTGCATACCAATATGCCTTCATTATCTATTGATACTAACTCACCATTTTGACAATAATTACATATGTCTTTTTGAATAATATAATTATTAATATCAAAAAATCCTTCATCTACATTATTTAAATATTTTTGAACATTTAAATTATTAATATTATTAATATTATTAATATTATCCTGTGATTTTATATTAAAAAAACAATCTATTTTTTTTGTTTTAGTAGTGCAATTAGTTATTTGTTTTTTATTTTCAAAATAATCAAATATATATTTAGAATTTTGTAAATAGTATTGTTTTTTTTTTTATTTAATATCTTTAATTTTTTTACTAATTATATTTAGGTGTTCTTGCAAGTTAATTTGTTCATCAATTAATAATTTAGTATTTAATAATTTAGTATTAATTAATTTTTTCTCATTTTTTAACCTAGGCAATACAATTTTTAAATCATTTTCAAATTCTTCTATTAATTCGGTATGTTTGCTATCTAATGTAGTTATACTATTTTTATTAACAGACAATTTTTTTGTATTTTTTTGTTTAAATATAGGCATTCTATTTAACTATTAAAATAAGTATTTAATTTAATATTTATTAAATACTTATATTTTTTTTATAAATTATATATTTTTATAAAAAATTTAACTATTTAGGTAAAAGTTGATTTTAACTTTCTTTGTAAAAAATAATATGGATATTAATATTGATATAAATAAAAATATAATGATATCTGATATACTATTAAAAAAAGCACTATTTTTATACAATGCTTTAGATGATGGTTGGGAAATTAAAAAACATAATGAAAAATACACTTTTATAAAAAAACATGAAGGTAAAAAAGAGATATTTGCTGATGATTATATAATTAAATTTATAGAAAAAAACTTTAATTTTAATAAAATTAATTAATTAGTTTATATTATAATTTTTTTCAAAAAATTATTTTCTTTAGCAATATTATAAATGGGAGGTGGATTAATGCAACTCGTCGCTTATGGCGCACAAGACGTATATCTTACAGGTAATCCGCAGATTACTTTTTGGAAAGTAACATATCGCAGACACACTAACTTTGCTATGGAATCTATTGAACAAACATTTAACGGACAGGCCGATTTTGGTCGACGAGTTACTTGTACGATTAGCCGAAATGGAGATCTTGCTTATCGCACTTATCTTCAAGTGACATTGCCTGAAATTAATCAAGCTTTGAAAAATGCTACTGGCGGAGTTTATGCTCGTTGGTTAGATTTCCCTGGTGAGCAAATCGTCTCACAGGTGGAGGTGGAGATTGGAGGTCAACGTATTGACCGACAATATGGCGACTGGATGCACATTTGGAATCAACTCACTCTTACCAAAGAACAAGAACGTGGATACTATAAGATGGTGGGAAACACCACGCAATTAACATTTATGACTGATCCATCTTTCAATGCTGTTGATGGACCTTGTGATAGCAGTGGCCCTCGCCAAGTGTGTGCTCCCCGTAATGCTCTCCCGGAAACTACTTTGTATGTTCCTTTGCAGTTCTGGTATTGCCGAAACCCTGGTCTTGCTCTTCCGTTGATTGCTCTTCAATATCATGAAGTTAAAATCAATTTGGATCTTCGCCCTATTGATGAGTGTTTGTGGGCTGTATCTTCGTTGAGTGCCTCTCCTGTTGGAAGTAAAGTCACTGCAGCATACAACCAGTCTCTTGTGGCTGCCTCGCTATATGTTGATTATGTGTTCCTTGATACGGATGAGAGACGTCGTATGGCACAGAACCCACATGAATATTTAATTGAACAATTACAATTTACTGGAGATGAATCTGTTGGCAGTTCTTCCAATAAAATTAAACTCAATTTTAATCACCCGTGCAAAGAACTTATATGGGTTGTTCAACCCGACCAAAATGTTGATTATTGCTCGTCTTTAGATCCCGCCCAACTTCTTTATAAAACTTTAGGGTGCCAACCCTTTAACTATACTGATGCTGTTGATGCTTTACCCAATGCTATTCATGCGTTTGGTGGACCTAGTTCGGTTGCTGGAAGTCTCACTTCTTATATTGATGGATCTGGATTATTCCATGATGCTGGAGCACAAGATGAATCTGCTGTCGGAGTAGCTGGCACCGCCGCGACTCCACCTACTACAGGTACTTGGTGGTCTATTAATCCTGGTGCAGCAGGAGTGAATGCAAATTATAATGTTCCCAACTTAGCCTCAGCAGGTCCTGAATCTACTGTGTCTGATGCTGGTACCTTTGTCTTAACCGAGACTTCGTTGGATATGCATTGCTGGGGTGATAATCCCGTTGTTACCGCCAAACTTCAGTTAAATGGACAAGACCGATTCTCTGAACGAGAAGGGACCTATTTTGACCTCGTGCAACCTTTCCAACATCACACTCGCAACCCTGACACTGGTATTAATGTGTATTCGTTCGCTCTTCGCCCCGAAGAACACCAACCTTCAGGCAGTTGCAACTTTTCGCGGATTGATAATGCTACCTTACAGCTTGTGCTCTCTAATGCCACTGTTGAGGGCACTAAAACTGCTAAAGTCCGTGTGTATGCTACTAATTACAACGTATTGAGAGTTATGTCGGGGATGGGCGGCTTGGCGTATAGCAACTAAACCATATATGGTCTCATATATTTTGTAGCAATATTTTTAATAATTAAACAATTAATTATTAAATTTTTTAATTGTTAAAGCAAAAAGCATAATATTATAGTTAATATTATACTTTAAAATTGATTTAATTTTAGAATAAATATAAATTAAATAATAAAAATGACACATAAATTAACAGAAAAAAGAAAAGCATATTGTAAAGCATATTATCTTGCTAATAAAGAAAAATATAAATGCGAACATAATAAATTAAAATCAAGATGTATAGATTGTAAAGGTAGTGAAATATGTGAGCATAATAAACGAAAATCTCGATGTAAAGATTGTAAAGGAAGTGAAATATGTAAACATAATATATTAAATACAAATTGTAAAGAATGTAAAGGATCA